CTCTTCAACAAAATCTAGTTCAACAGTATCAAAAAGATTGAGGTAATATATTTCTTCGATTGTGGTGATTTGTTGAGTTATGATAGTGTTGATAACATTATAAAAAACATCAACTGTAACGTCATCAAACAAAGGACCGATGGCAAGGTTAATATCCCTACCGCCTACTTCGATAACTATTTTATTTAATACACCAGCGAAATCGAAAGAACCGTTATAAGATTGATAGCCGGTTGATACTCCAGATTCAGACAGGATGTCAGTACCTGAAAAGACCTGACTAGTTCCGTTAAGTCCTGTAATGTGCATGTATATTCTATCTTGAGCATCTTGTTTATCTACTTCAATTGTGTATCTAACTTGGCCACCCTTATCTATTTGTAAATCAGATATGTCAACTGTATTTATGAATGTAGTTCCCATACCAGACACACCCATAGTAGATGTTGAGTTACCACTGCCTGTAATTTGAGCACACTTATCTGAACCTAAACCATAACAAGAATTACCTGAAGGCATGTTAGCACCACCTTGACCACCCCAATCAATGTCCATGTCACCTTCTTTGCTTGAAGATACATAACCATTAGATCCGTCTAGTATATCTCCTGAGTTTTCGTTTGTTATAGTTTCAGTGGTTGTTGTGACAGTGGTTGTTGTCGTTGTAATAATTTCTGTGCCTAAGTCTTCTTCTGTAACATCAATTTCTGTTTCTTCTGTAATTGTGACACCAGGAATACAGAGTCCTGCCTCATCAATTAAGCAATCTGCTTTAGAATAAGAGGAGACCAGTAGTAATAAGGAACAAAGTCTTATAAAGTGCAATATGACCGACATCACTTAACTCTCCTTCTACAGGTTTACTAGCCTGTACATAGTCTGGTTTATATCTACTTCCGTCTGGAATCTCTGACGGATTGTCAGTCCAGTATTGAGCAGCTTCCGCTCCGATGAAACCACGTGCAGGACAAGGAGTCCCAGCATCGAGCATTGAATCCCAGACACGAGGATCTTGACAGAGCAATGCAACAGCCGACACTTTCATACCAAAAGCGAATTGGGTCTTAGATAATTTTAAAAGCTGACACAGCTCATCATCTATAAGTACGCCTGTAGCTAGACCTAACACATTATTTTGTATACTTCCGCCAACACCAACCTTACATATATCTGAATTAGAGTTTGGAATTACAGGTGCATTTGCTGTTGGGGGTGTATTGTTTACTACAGTTGACGACACGGTATTGGTCTCACTCCAAGAATTTTGAATTGATAAAAACATAAAGACTAAAGATAAAAAGGCACAAAATAGATAGAAGTATGCTTTAAACATTAGTCTACTTTACTCATAGACCTAATAAATTCGACACCCTCTAGGGTTTCTATTTGTGCTTCGACTTTTGCACAAGATATTTGTACTGTATCTGACATATTTCTTTGCATAATTCTTTTTTTTTCAAGACAATCTTTTACACCATCAGTAATTGTATGTTCAATCATTGTTCCTTGTGAAAATAATAATAATGCTATGATAACCTTAGTGACCATTTGCTGCTCTTATTTTATCTTTTAAATCTTCAATGTCATTAAGTGCTTTTTCCATATCAGTTTGTAATCTCATAATATTTACTTTGTTATGTGCCATGTTTTCTAAATCTTCTGACATTTTTTCTACTTGTTCTGATACAAATTCTAATAGCATAAACTGTTCTTGATCTATAGGAGTTTGATCTGCATTTTTAACTAAATCAGCTTCAAATAGAGTTGCTCTTGTTTCTATGTTATTCAGTCGTTCAATTACTCCAAAGTAAGCCCAGACACCTACTGCTGTAGCTCCCAATATACTGATAAGATTTCTCATGGGCATTGAGATTGATGTATTTTCTGAAAGCTTCATTTAGCACCTCCATCTTTTTCTTGCTTGTCTTAATCTAGAATTTGGATCTTTAGCGGCTTTTGGAAACTTTTTCATTTGTCCTGCACTTCTAGCACAAAACGATTTTCTTCTTTTTGCAGCTTTACTACCTTTCTTAACCTTACCTGTGACTGCTGTTTTTAATTTAGAACCAGGATTTTCTGCTCTATAACGAGCAACACCTGCTTTTGTCATTCCCGCTCCAGTTTTAGTGGAGCGGAAATATTTTTTAGTTTTTGGTGGTTGTTTGTCTGCCATTATGCAAAGAAGCAAGTAAGAGACGTTACATTTGTAAGTGTTGCATGTATTTGAGTTGAAAATCTCATGCCCTCATCACCAATGTATGTTTCAATTACTGCGGTAGCGCTACCTGGAGTATCAATATCAAATAAGGTACTTCCAGTGCTGGAATCTTTGAGTACTATACTTCCTGCAGATCCTGCGCAAACAGCATGAATAGCAATAAGCCTTGCTGGTCTTGTAGTTACATTACCTGTAGCAGTAACTTTTGCTGAACTTGTACCTATCATAATTTACTCCTACGCTAAGTTATTGTTCTGAACATAAAGTATAGTTACTGTAGCAACACCTGTTGTTCCATCACCATTACCTGCTGTATAGGTTGCGGTTAAGGTTACATCACTTGTACCAACATCGTTAGCTGCTGAGGTTGTACCTCCAGTGTGTGTTACACCTAATGCTTTAACGTTTGTGTCGGACATAAAAGCGTTTGGATCAGCTGTTGTTCCGATTTGCACTACACCAGTTCCACCGTCGTTTGATACAGTTGTTACATTAAGTATAGCATCTACGATTTGTGAATTTGCTGGTACGATACCAATTGTTGTTGTGTTTGTAGCACCAATAATATCAATTACTGCTGATTGTGCCATAAGAGTGAAACCTGCGTTAGCGCTAGCACCCTCTCTTACTGTTCCAGCTTTAATTGGGCCAGAAAATGTAGTTGTTCCCATGTCTATCTCCTTTTTGTAAATAGTCCCCGAAGGGTCATAGGGTTAATAAAGTTATATTTTGACATAAAAAAAGGGCGCAGTCAAAGACATACGCCCTTCTTAATTATTTATCGGTTAATGCTTATGCAGCACCTGGAGAACCAAATACACATCTAGGATCTGAGAAACCGAATGAGTATCTCTCTCTAGCTTTGTATCTTACGTTACCAGTATCAAAGTCACCTTCCATAGATGTTCTAATTGGGGATCTTTGGAATAACTTGAAACCATTTGGAATGTCAGTCTTGATGAAGAAAGCATCAGAATCCACTAAATAGTGGTTTACTGTATATCCCTCAGGAATCATGCCCATATTTCTAAGTGCATTGATATCATTGTCTGCTGTTGCAGTTCTATTTGCTGAAGCCATAAGTCTGTCAGCTACGAACTGTAACTCAGAAGGAATGATAAGTTTTCTTCCCTGTGTTGAGATAAGCATACCTCTTTCATCTGTGAATGCAGCGATATCAATTAACGCCTGTTCCAAAGATGTTTCGTTTAAGTCAGCAGCAGTTGCTAATTCGTTTGAAAAAGTTCCTGCTACGATTGGGTGTACTGCAGAACAAAGTTCAACACCGTCACCACCAGCAAAGTTAGGATCAAACGCATTGTTTAATACGTTAGCAGCCTTAACTTGCTTTGTGTTTGCCATGGAACGTGCAAGTGCTTTTGTGTATCTTGCTGAGATTCTGTCGTAAAGATTATCTTCAACAGCTTCTTCAGTGATTGCAAAACCAAGTGCAATTGTTTCATGTGTGTAACGTGCTGTGAAAGTTTCTGTAGCGTTATCATAAATGATAGATCCGCCTTCAGATTTAACTCTCGCATTGCCGAAACCTGATAACATTACCTCTTCTTCGAATGCTCGATCAGAGTTTTCTGTTTCAAAGATTTCAGTGTGTTCAGCATCATAACGTCCGTACTCCAGGCCAAATAGTGCATTTAAACCCGGCTCTAACTCTTTAACGAGTTGACTTCTAGATATAGCCATAGTTTAACCTCCTATACGCCTGTTGTGTCTGTTAATGAGTTTAAGTTTATCTTAACATGGATAGACGCATTTGCGGCTGTGTAATCACTGTTCTCCACGTCGGTTGATAAACCAACAACTCTAAAATTAGCGCCTGCGTTTGTAGTGAAAGTGCTACCATCAATAACAACGTTTGAGATTCCATCAATATTGGAACCTGCACTGTATGTTGCAATGTTGCAGTTTGTACCTACTTGCGCTTGACCGCCGTTAGTATCATCGACTTTGACCTCGTAAACTACGTTAGGGTCGTCAATGACATTCGCCACGATATCAGCAGCTGCGATGCTACCTGGGTAATGATTAGAAAAGGTCGGCTTACCACTTGTTGGGTCTGTATAAAAGCAACCATTAAAAATACCTAAGATTTCTGCACCAGCAGTTGAACCGACATCAATAGCACCGTTAGCAACCAGTATTACTGGGTCGCCTTGATATATTGCGGATGCCTCGTTATTTGCAATTGTGTACTGTGTTTGGCCTTGACCATTGTACGCAGCACCTAGCATTTTAACGGGCTTAAATCCGAAATATCCAGCTTGATTTGCCATAGTTCATCTCCTTTAGTTTTAGTGTGACTTAGCTGTCCTTTTTAGAACCGCCAAAAGTCACTTTGCTCTGCCTATCTGCATTGATAGGCATACTAGGATGTTGTTCTCGTAGTGGATCTGTTTCCCAAGCTTCGGTCTGTTGATCGACCTTATTCTTGTAATAAGCATTACGCTCATTTACAGTTTCCACTGGCATTCTTGCCAATAGCAAGTCACCAACACTGATGACACCCTCATAAGCTTTGATACTTCCGTTGTATGCAGAGTAGAGACCATCTGTATGTGAATCAGCTCTCACTAATTCCCAGCCTTCTCTGAGTCGAGCATTAATATTTTTAGTATCATCTGCTCCATTAATACGTAATCGAAGCCATCTTTGCTTATATCCATCAGGACATGGTGGTGCGTCTAACTGAGACGGTGGTGCCCAAGGTTTTCTTCTTTCCTCAGTCACCCTTGTTTGTGCACTTCTTGGTGTTTTTATATCTGTCATGTTGTAC